CTACAAGTAGGCAATGTGCATTTCACCGCAAATGTTAGAAACACTGTATAATGTAGCTAGTAAGATGGAGACCGTAATGAGCATCATCCACTTGTTGGTCAGCCTCTGGGAGGTATTCAGCGAAGGTCGCTGTCCGAGAGTTGACAAACTGTACATCACCCCTACGCCTTCCGCATAGGGCATGAAATTTATAGCATTTCCTACTACTTCCTTACAAGTAGATCTTCAATTTAAAATTCAATATTTGATTTAATTTTTTCTCCATCTCTTTTGTTTATTATTTTTATGATTTATCCACTGAAACTTCACAAGTAAGGATCAAAAACAAAAATACAGTACAAAATTCATGGTAGGGCTTCTGATTATCACATCCATTGAATTTGTTGCTGGCCTGATCGTGTCGGGTGCGGCGGCGCTGGTACTACTTCACCCGGCGAAACGATAAAGCGGTCTACCGTCTCAGTAGTCACAAAAGTCGCGCTGCAGTTGATGTTAGTACACTGATGGTAACGCTCTTTCGTCGTGTCGGTAAAATAACGGCTTGTGCGTGCGTGTGCGGCAAAATGGCATTTAGGGCAGTGAAACATGATGAGCACCTTTTATTAATTTCCGATGCGCTAATTTTAACCATTAAAACCTTATATAACAAACACTTAAATCGCTATTCCTGATTTAACTCTTCGCTTTCGTACTCCACATCTGAAACCTTAACCTCAAGCTCTAAGCCCGTCGTGTAGCCGTTTCTGTTGAGGTTATGCACCACCCGACTGATTAGCCATGCCTGCTCGTCTATAACGCGCTTAAAGCCTTTCACAGCAACCGGCGTTTCAGGAAATAAATCCGCGCGCCCGGTGGCAAGCGTGATAGTAAATTCCGCCACGCCGCGCTGTATTTTATCCCACTTCGCCTGAGCCGCTCGCATGGCCTGCGCCTTTGTGACGTAGATGGTCGTCAGCTCTAACACATTGTCAGACTCACCGGCCATATACTCGCCCTCGCGCGCCTCCTGCTCTTTCTTCGCTTTGGCTTTGGCCGTGGTTTTGGCGGCTTTCGGGTGCTGCAGCGCGCGCAGGTGCTGCTCTTTGGGTTTACGTTTCAGCTTCACCTTTTGTTTCTGCGGCTTCGGGTCTTTGGTGTGCAGCCATTTTGCCGTAACGCCGGTGTACGCCTCGCGGTCGGCGATAGCGAACGAGTGCCGATCGCCGTCGCCGCGTTCAACCGTCATTTGCGGGATGGGTTTGCCACTGGCCGTGACCCCGCTCCCGGCTTTCAGGAAAAGCAGCTTACCGGCTTTTATCGAGACCGTTGCGCCGTTCCGCTCCGCCAGCCGGGATATAAATACCGCGTCCGATTCCTGCGACTGGTCAGCGTGCGGCACCGCGATCGCTTTCAGGGTGTCGGCAACGCTGGCCGTCAGTTTGTTGCGCTGCGCGATGGCCTCAACAACCTGCCCGAGCGTGGTGTCATGCCATGACTGCTTCCGGCGTGAGTTGAGCGAGCCGCGAAAATCCGCGCTGCGCCCCCGGATGGTCAGCGTATCAGGTGCGCCACGGTGCTCAATTTCATCCACGGTGAAACTCCCCTTATTCAGCAGCGCCGAGCCCTCCCAGCCGAGCCAGAGCGTCAGGGAAGCACCGCGCGGCGGCAGCTCGACCAGCCCATCGGAATCGTCGAGCTCAATATCGAGCTGGTCGGCCTCGAATCCGCGATTGTCCGTCATGGTCAGGCCGATAAGCCTGTCGCTGAAATTCTGCGTGATGTCGTTGCCATCCAGCGTGAGCATAAACGCCGGGGCAATTTTCGCCCCGGTCTCAATCTTAATACCCGATACCCTCACGAGATAATACCGATACGGTGACGCAGGCAGGCTCCGGGCTGATGAGGGAATATCCGCGACCCGACCTCAATCTTAATACCCGATACCCTCACGAGATAATACCGACACGGTTACGCAGGCAGGCTCCGGGCTGATGACGGAAATATCCGCGACCCGTCCATCGGCGCTGCGACCATGAAACTGATACGCACCGGTAGACCCGGCTGTCGTAAGTCCCTCCGGTGCCTGCTGAATGCGAAGACGATAATCGGTATCGGACTCCATCACGGCAGGCGTCGGCGGCAGCGTGGTTTCATCTACAGGGGTGATGACTAAGCGCTCAACGCCGGAATTAGCGCCTAACTGGTCAAGGTCAGCGCCTGCGGAATAGGCCAGCATGAACGCACGCGCCGCCTCTTTAACACGCTGACGCTAGATAACCTCCCGATAAGCGTTCTCCTGCAGCAGCTTTACAAGCGGTTCAGACTCAAACGTCAGCGTGCGCGCGATCGCCTCCTGCTGGTCTTCGGTATACAGCGAGACAAGCGTCGCCTTTCGCTCTTCAATGATGGTTTCATAATCCAGCTCTTCCACGACATCAGGCGCGGCGAGCTGACTCAGGTCAACAATTGGCATGGCGTTCAACTCAGTGGGATGGTTAGGGAAAAGGGCTGGCCGGACGCTGCACGCGTGCCGGTAATATCGACATACAGCCCGCCGTCATTCTCTGCGCGCTCCAAGGTGATGGACGTCAGGCTGATGCGCGGCTCCCACTTCTGGATCGCGGAATAGCACACGGCCATAATCTGCAGACGCAGCGCCGGGTTTTGCGGCAGGTCAATCAGAGCAGAAAGCAGCGAGCCATATTCGCGATGCATTACACGCGAGCCAATGGGTGTGACGAGGATGTCGCGCACGCTCTGCCTGATATGCTCAGCCTCAGAGATAATGAGGCCGGTCTGGTTATTCATGCCGAGATAACGCACTGTCATTTTATCCCCTCCGTCCATTCCGAACCGCCCTTCACGCCACCGTGGTCGTGGTCATCAACCTGCACGCCATTAGAGATAAATTTCCCGCAGGTGTAAGTGATATCGCCTTTCATCGTTCCGCCTTTTTGGACTTCGAGTGAGCCGGTTATCAGCTTGTTGGTGCAGAACACTTCCGGCGTATCGAGCGTGATGCTAGTGCCGGCCTTGACCATCACCACCGGCACGGTCGCCGTAATGGAGTCCGACGCGGTTACATCGGCGGTTTTGATACCGGCCACGGTGAACGCCCCGCTTTCGGGGTCGTACTCGTTGACCGCACCACCAGGGAATGAGATATGAAAGGCATCGGGTGAGGCTGACGGCGCGGGGTTGTCAACCGAGAAAATGCCGGGCAGCACAAACGCGGTGTCGAGCTCGCCGCCGATAGCCAGCAAAAGCACCTGCTCGCCTACAGAGGGAGCCCACCACACCCGCGAGCGCCCGGCGCGACAGGTGAGCCAGTTCAGCCAGGTTGTTTTCATCCCGCCGGTCTGGACACGACAAAGCCCCCCGACGAGGTCGACATCGGTCACAATGCCGGTGCGAATAAGGTTGCGGATCGCCCGGGCGATATCATGCAGAGAAGTTAGATTGTTCATGGGATAATGATGCCGCCGGCCAAGGCCAGCAGCAATCAAGCGAGGTTTAATGAGTTACGAAACAACAGCGATTAGCCCTAAATTACAAATTTAAAACTTGTTATATACACAACACAGTCCAAAAAAATGCAAAAAATATTGAAAGCTTACACTCTTAATTTTGATAATTTAAAAGAATTAACTAATCAACAAACTGGAATCCTATCTGCCTCTCACACAGCCCAACATTATTTACTCAGTAAATATAACGGTGTGAAAAACACACCGTCACAATTTAAAATGACACTTTTGACTTCAGGATTTTCGCAGCCAATTCAAAATCAATCTCACCTGCTTCAGATTCAGTCGCAAGATTATAAAGCACTGCAACATATGCGTCCCCAAGTACTTTAGTTATTGCTCCTGCTGTTGTAGCAGAAATCGCGCCGCCCACTACACTACCAACACCTGGAATCATCTTAAGCAAACCAGTTACGATAGTTCTCCCGACAAACACTGCCCCTCCAGCACCAATTAATGAAGTAACCATTGTTGTTAGTGCTGCCTTTGATACGTCCATTCCAAATGTGTAGCTAATTTTAGCAATCATCGCAACTTGAATAGGCACCAAAGTAAAAGCATCAGAGAATGGCACAGGCGTAGCTGCAGCAGTTGCTGCCAGAGCTGTTGCTGCCATCACTTCTTTACTGGCTTGTTCCTTCTTTATTTCCAATGCTTTTTTGTTTTTAACAGACAAAGCATTGGAAAAAGCCTTTTTTTGCTCTTCAGGAATCACCTCATAGGACACCTGAATTAATTCATTAATACCTTTAACCTTTCTAGTCCCCAGTATTTCATCCGTTTCATCTTCATCATAAATAACTTCTGGCACAGCTCGAGTCAAACATACAGCATGACTGTAATTTTTAAATGCTTTTTTAACCTCGTCAGCAAACGCATTATTTTTGAAAGAGTTGGTTTTAGTGAGGACAACTATAATTGGAACGCCTTTGCCAATGAGATATTTTGCTATATCTAACTCGGCTTCCTCATATCGTTTCCCTGTGTCATTTATGCATAACCACGCGAGGTGAACATAATCCTCTGATTGCTCACTATTATTACTCCTATTTATATATGATTCGATATTCAATCGTGTTTTTTCATAATCCGCAACCTCAAGCCCTTGAGTGTCGATAATCTGCAGAGGCACTCCCGCTTTTTTGATTACTTTTATATTATCTGTCACAGGCTTTCCTACGCCTGTTTTTGCAAACTCACCTCTAAAGACACTATTTATAAGAGAACTTTTTCCAACGCCCGTTTTGCCTATTACTATAATGTTAGCTACAGGCATATCCTTAACTGCATCATTCAGAATAGAGTTTATGTCTATGTTCACTGTCACAATCCTTTCATCCAGAGGTTAACAAATGTCATCTCGACAGAGTGGGTATAGGAAAGATAAATAGGATTTATATGAAAGTCACCTCTTAGTTATCTCTTTTTGCCTACTTCAAGGGAACCCGCGCCTAAAAAGGACTGAAACTTTTTAGCATGAGCTTTCTAACAAGTTGTTAATCAGTGTTACAGAACCCAAGAATTCGACGTTTAGGGTATGGCACATCTTGACTGTACGCGTTTGGCCGATCTTTAAGCCCATACTGATGAACCTGCGCAATACGCTGTACCTTGCCGGTGAACTCAACCACAGCAGCATCATTGCCTCCACTGGCTTTCATATAACGAGCCGTGCGCAGTTTCTGAAACATAGCCCGTTTGATTCGCCCCGACTTTGTCCTGAGCGGCTGACGTTTTCGTACCTGATACGGTGTGCCATCAGGTGCTTTTTGCAGGTTAATGCGTTGCTGTTGTGATTTGCGCAGCTCTTTAGCAATTTCACCGGCGAGTTTTCGGCGCCCTGCAGGTGACAGGGAGGCAATCAGCCCGGCTAGCCGATCGTCAAAAGGCTTTAAATCACTCATCCCACTTGCTCACCAGTTCGCCGTTGATATAAAGCTCTTTCGGACGGATAACGGGTTCAGGCAATGGCGGCTCCGGGGCATAGCTGACATGCAGCGCGTCGTTTTCCTCTTTGATGATGGTGCGCTCGGTAAGTTGCAGGCTGATACTGATATCAACGTTGTCACCGTCGTTTAAATCCCTTGGAAGCGATAGCTTTTTTCCTCCTCTCATCCAGCGTGCAGATATCCGGCTGGTTTTCTCTGAGCCACGCCGCCACCGGCACGAATATCAAATCCGGGTCGCCGACAAAATCACACACGATCACATTCAGGGTGTAAACCTTCTCGTGTGACAGCGAGGCCGCGAGGCGCGCATCGATATTCCCCTCGTCGGCAAAGATACGCATCATTTCCGGGTTGGTTTTTAACTGCGGTACGGCATCAGTTAAGGCTTTGCGCAGGCTGCGTGCTTTCTTCATCGATTTTATCCTACATGCGTTACGGCACTCTTTCGCCACGCATTTTATGATTAACGGGGGCAACATCATCACATTGCAGAGAATCTTGGGTCATACGAAAATTGCACAGACGATGGTCTACGCGCACTTCGCTCCTCAGTACCTGCAGGATGCGATTTCGCTGAATCTGTTGAAGGGTGCGAATGATGGCCAGAGTGTCCACAATGCGTCCACACCCTAGCCGCTTTTTATGGGTTTTGACTGCTTGTAGTAAAACGTGAAGCCTTGTCTGGCGAGGTTTTCCAGCTACGCCAGACATTAAAAAGGCTCCCGAGGGAGCCTTGAA